TTTAATAAATTAGCTTTTAATATGTCTATTGCCTTTTGTTTTCTTCTCTTAATATCGGTTAGCCTTTTTATTTCTACGTCTACTTGGTTGTCTAAAAATGATTGCCACATATTAATTCTATCGTAATATGCTAGAGATTTGTCATCTCTCTCGCCCTCATTAATTGCTAATTCGTATTCCGTTTCTACGGATAGCTCACCCTCTAGATTTTCTACTATATTAGAAAGCTCTATATATTTATTACTGATATCGTACATTGTTAAATTTTTCATTTTTCTTTAATTTTAGTTAAATAAATTCTTTGGGTCAGGTGTCGCTAGTTTATGCTTTAAGTCTATTAGCTCATTAAACACGGATAAACTTTTCGAGTCATTTTTAAGTAATCTATAAGCAAATATTTTATCTGTCAGTTTTTCATAATTACCACCTATAGAGTTAAGCTCTTTGTTTAGTAGCTCATATTTAAGCCTCATATCTTTTGGTATTTCTTTGTCATTTTTTAGTCTAGAAGATACCTCTGTCATTCTTTTAAATTCATTCATAGTTATTTGTTTATTTCTTTTAGTGCTTTATCAAAAGACTTTTCCAGTGATTTTATTAAGCTATTTGTTTGACTTATATAAGTGCCGTTTGGCGTTATTATTTTTACTTCGTTTATTTTTGTTTTTTTACTTCTTAAATTGTTTAATTTCTGCGTCAATCTTAAGACTTCATTTTTTAAAGTTTGCGTTTCAATCTCATTAGTATTATCTGTTTTAATAAACTTTAATTTTGTTTCATTGGACAGATTATTGTAAACTTCTTTATTCATTAATACGCTTACTTTATCTTGAAATTTAGCGTTAGTTATTTTTAAATAAGATATTCTAGACAGTATTTTCTCTACTAACTTTATAAAAAAAGTGTTATTCTCTAATAAGTTCTTTATACACTTAACTCCATGAATTGCTGTAGCGTGGTCTTTATCGAAAAAACTAGCCATTTTTTTAAAAGAGTCGTTAGTTGTTATTCTTGTTACGTAGAAAAATACATTTCTAGAATCTTTATAATCCATAATCCTGACAGCTTTTAAGTCCATTGCAGTAATATAGTCGAGGTTCATTTCTTCACAAATTATTTTATAAGTTTCTTCGTGTTCCATATTATTGATGTTTTAATGCGTCCCTTTGTTGGTTAGATATACCTACAAGTATTTTATTGAGTTCTACCTGTAAATCTTCTACTGCAGTTTTTTGTTTGCTTAAAAGGTATAATTTTGTTTCTTTATTTATTGCTAATTTCAATAGCAAATTTATTTCTTTAATTCTTTTGGTTAGGTTTTTCATAATTTTATTTTAAAGTGTGTAATGAGTTCTATTTTCAAAATCTTCTAAACTTTCTTCGTCATCTTGCAACTCACTTAATGAGCTTTCTAGCAAATCTATTTCAACCTCTGTAAGTGGGCTTTCAAATTTTCCATCAAACAAGTTTGAAATATAAACTCTATTGTCTTCTACTTTAAAATCGAATGAGAAATTTACACCCTCATAAGTTCCTGACTTGTTACTAGTATCTATTCCGAAGTCTAGTAGTTCCTGATATTCTTTAATTAAATTCATTGTTTGTTTGTTTGTGTTTCTAAAAGTAATATAAATTTTATTACTAACCTAATTTATTTTTAATTTATTTTCTAATATTTCTAAATCTCTAATAAGTCCTGATATTATACCCTCATAGCACCCTGCTAGTCTACTCATTTTTTCGCTTTGCAGCTCATTTAAAGACTCTATTCTTTTTTTATTACTACTTATAGCTTTTTTGTAGTATTCGCTTCCTAATGTACCTAAGTTTAAATTCCTCATAGTATTTGTTTAATAAGGGCCTTTTACAGCCCTTTAGTTTTTATTTTTTTTGTGTGTCTATTATATAAGATTTTTCCATTCTTTTCAAACAAGTAGAACCGATAGGAAACATACCTTGCGAATACAAACCTAACGCGTCTAAATCTTCTGTTGTTACGTCAGCTTTTATAGCCTCAGGTCCTTCTATTGTATTTACAAAATACCTAGATTTTGTTTTTTTACCACAACAGATACATAAATCTTCGTCATAACCGTATTTTTCTACGTTATCGTAATATGCCTCTGTTTGATTGAATTCGATTGCTCCTATTTCTTCTAAAGTTTTCATAATATTTTGTTTTTTTGTTAATTGATATATGTAAAAGTAGTCTATTCAATATTACTAACCTAATTTTTTTGCATAAAAAAAGCAATTAAATTAATAATTGCTTTTAAGTAGTTGTTTCTCAGTCTAAAAAAGTCTATCTATTTTTAATTCTTTTTTGTCTAATCTCTCCAATTCTATTGATTTTTGTACAAAAGCACTAATTCTCCACATACATTTAGTTAAATGCCTTGTACCGTCCTCATCAAATTCAATTCCTGCGGCGTGGTCTACTAAATGCCTCATCATTGCGTCTAACTCATCACCTGATTTACTCCTATCCCAGGCTAATGGTTTGTCTGGATTATGCTGCTGTTGTCCCGAGTAACTACACTGAGCCACTTCTTTTATAGCGTCAGGAAAATAAGCTATATATCCTGAATAAATAGGCGTTTCTTTTCTGTCCTTCGCTGTTTTTTCTTTATCTGTCATTTAATTTAATTTGTTAATCCATTTAATCTATCTATTCCATTAAATAATTCCTCTGCGTTTTCATTCCAAAAGTAAAAACACTCTTTTAGGTCGTCCTCACAGGGTACACTCTCAAAATACATTTCTTCAGTGTCGTATTTTCTTTTAGTAAATCTTAGACAGTGGTACCTTAATAAACAGTTACCACCGTCACACCTAACTAAGTCCTCCATTATACAGAACCATTAAAGAACTGAGGTCTACCCTTGCCGTTATTCCATACACTAAAATAACCTGCGTTAGTTGTATAACCTAAAGTAGCTGAATAATAATTACCAGTGAAAAATGAAGGTAAATAAAAGCGTCTGTGCAGTATGCTATCGTCTTTGACTATTTCAAAAGTTTCTCTTTGCTTAACACTTAATTTTTCAATTACACTATGCAAATGCCCCTCATTAATTAAATTGTATTCACCCTGAATACCATAGTCTAAAATTATTTGATGCGTAGACTTCTTGCTAATTCCTTTATCACCGTGTAAATTAATATGGTTAATACCGTCCACAAAGTGAGTAATTACGTAGGGATGAAACTCTACATCATAACCCATTAACTCTAGGCAGTAAGCTATAAGCTCTGCAGCACCTCCTTTTACGTCCTCTTTGTTATCTTTTGAAAGTCTATCGTGATTACCAGCTACAATTTTAATACATCCTAAATTATCTACTTTTTGAAATGCTGTATGTAGCATTTTAGAACACATTTTAATAGCGTTGGACCCTATCATTTCTGTATCCATACTCATCCACGAATTAATATGATTTAATCCACTAAACGACTCAATCAAATCGCCGTTAATATGTATATGAGTTTTTTTAAATCCAAAAACATTTATAACATTAATTGAATCTAACAACCCATCAAGTAAAATATCTGGGCTAAAGTCGTCAACATTCATTAAGTTTTTAATGTAAGCTCCAAAGTGTAAATCTGACCACTTTAATACATTCTCTTTATCAAAAGTATAAGAACTTTCTTTGTAAGTGTAAACTCTTTCAGTCTCATTTAAAAGAACTTCTTTAATGCTATCTAAATCATTTTCTCCTTCTATTACTTGTTCTTTAAAAGCAATGTTATAATAAGGCGTACCCGTGTGCGAAACTAATTTATAAGAAGAGATAGAGTTTCTAGGTAGTTTGTAATGCTCGCAATACTTTTCTATATCCATCATATAGCCTTGCTCATTCCAAGCTGACAAAACAAATTCTTTTTTCTTGTATTCGTTTGTTTTGGTTTTAGTGCTTACGTCAAAAGGATTATGTTTTTTCCTTAGAGATTGAACTTTTTTCCTTACGCTATCAAATGCTGTTGTTAATTCAAACTCTTCTATAACCATTCTAGCTATATTAGAGTTATTCGGGTTGTCGTCAAATTTAGAATTAATATAATCTATTTGTTTTTTATCGTACATATTTTTATTGTTTGTTAATAGTTTTCAAAACTAAATTAAATTTTATTACTAACCTAATTTATTTTGATTTATTTTTAAATACCTGTTTTTCTATATAACAAATATACGAAAAATATATTTAACTTAATTAAATTATATTTTTCAAAAGTTTAAAAAAAAACTCAATATTTATTAACAATGTAAACTATTTTAATCATTGTAATATTTGTAAACTAATCACTTTACAACCTGAAGCACTATAAAGCCTAGTAAAAACAGCTTTTTGTAAAGTGTTTTACAGTTTACATAGTATATTTTAATTATATAAATTTATTTTTTTTAAAAATTATTTTGTAAAAAGTGTAAAATACTTTACAAAATGACCTATAACACCTATGAAACCTATGAAAAAGTGTAAAATAGACTGTAAAATTTTTGTAAAGTCACTTTACACTATTTTACAAAATAAAAAATAAATAAAATATATATTATATATATAGTATATATATCAATTATTATATTACCTTTATAGTATTATATTTCCAAAAAAATACCCTAAATAGTTTTATTTCTTACCTAAAAAGAGATAATAAGCTATAACTAAGGCAAGTATTAAGAATAACCAATTATAATTGATTAAATTCTCTTTATAGTACTTTATCGGTATATTTCTAGTAATTATCTTTTCTAAAAATATAGTATCACATTTAGCATTAAGATAAAAGCTATCTCTCACAGTATATACTTCTACGGTTAAGTTATCCTTAATTAGCGTTATAGTGTCCTTTAAGCTACTTATAAGCGTAACAGTGTCTATTTGTGTCACTTCAGTATTTAAACGCACTGTATCGATTAATTTAATACTGTCCACTGTGTGAACGTACGGAAACCTTTTAACTATTCTTGCGTGTCTTTGAATAGGATTACAAGCAATTAACACCAATATTAATAATATGTATCTCATAATTTAAAAATTAAATAGACTTGAGTTGTCCCACTTTGTAGGATTGCTTCTTATATCTATATGTATAAAAGAATTATAAAGACCAATACCACCCTGCTCTATTACTCCATTCTTTACTAGTTTTCTAACTGCTCTCATCACTTGTTTTGGAGTCATACCCTTTACAGTTATGTCTGCAGCTGAAGCAGTTAAATGTTGGCTTCTTTTAGCTCCTCCTATACTTTTATTATACTCTGTAGGCCTATATGCTGAATTTATATACATAGGTTTGTTTAATACATCTCTAATTGTCTGTAGCTTTGAGGCTAGTTCCTTTACGTTTTCAAGATACTTTTTAGGTACTTTTTGACCGTTATGACAACTAAATTCGTGTAAGTAAAAGTTTTTAGTTAGTTTTATGTTGTTTTTTATATTCGTCAAATTGTTTTTTTAATTCGTTATATTTGTCCTTCCACGTTTTAACCTCATCTTTTAAGCTATTGGATTGGGTACGAACTAATTTAAGCTCTTCTCTGCAATAGATTAATTCAGCTTTAATTTCTGAATACCTTTCTTTTTGGTCAATTACAAATTCATTATACCCCTCTTGCATAGATTTAAGAGCGTCCGCACTTGCTTTTTTTTCGTCAGACCTTTTTATATTTTTACCTCCAAAGTAAGCAAAGACACCACCAACAGCTAAAGCTAAATTATCTAAATTTTCTCTTATTATATCTAACATTATTCAACTATTTTTTTTGATAATTTTATTTAATTAAGAACCACAACCAATACAATCTATAGAGCTATCTGTAGGCTTAACGCCGTTTAATTTCATTCTTATATTATGTATCGAGTCGTCAATATCTAGTCTTTCTAACCAAGACAAACCCATTTTACTTTCTTCTAAAGTTTTAATTTCTAATTCTAAAGATTTTTTTAATTCGTCTTTCATTTTATTTTATTAATGTATAACCAAAACCACCTTTTTTTGTTGTGCCACTTTCACAACTATCACTTTTATCGGTCCAAACAGTAAAATTAGATTGGTCTAAATAAACTTTTATTACTTCAAAATAACTATTAGCCCTTTGCTTACATTCCTTCCAAATGTCTTTTCGGTCCTCATTGTGAGTAGGGTTAGAAAATTCAAAAGTCTTAATCGTGTTACCGTTTGGAGTATCATTATAACCACCAAAGTAGGTATAACGTCCATACGCAAACTCACTTAATACAGCCCTCAAACCGCTATGAGTCCACGTATTTCCATTAACAACAAATTCACCACCGTTCAATAATTCCTGATAGTCAGGCAAAGCTATGTTTTTTAAAACATCAAAGTAAAAATCGTACCCTAATAAAGGGCAAAGGTCTTGCAGTTGTGAATCATTTATATATTCATCTATCCTGTTATCTGTAGTAAATAAAGAAATATCTTTATAACTAGCAATGTCTGTTTTAGTTATCAATAGCGCCATCTTCTTCTTTTTTTATTTCTTCAGCTTTAACAACTAAAGGATTAATAATAAATTCAGCACTATTTAACTCACTGTTAACTGTACCTGTAAATAAATCGTTAAAAGTATCCTGTATGTCTCTTTTAATGTTATCTACTCTAAATTGAACGTTAAGCATCATTTGCTCAATTGCTTCACCACCTCCACTAAATAAACTGTTGTCATCATTCTTAATTAAAGAAGGTGATACTCCGTAAGCTATACATATTTTATCTGAAACATTTTTATCTGTGTAAGAAAATAGTTGGTCATTCAAATCCGTTCCTACTTCTTGTATAAACACTTCTTTGCTTAAGTCATCACTGTCTAAGTCAGCTTCATAATGGTTAATACCACCAACTCCGTCAGCTCCAAGCTGAGATTTCATACCTGCTTGAAAGTTTGTTTTACTTTTATCATTGTCAAATTCTTTAGTAACCACTATAGAATTCTTCATAAATCCTTTAGTAATAAGGTTTTTCTTATATACGCTAGACTTCCACTCACTTATACAATCGTCAATTACTGGGTCTATCCATGATTTTGGATATATATCTTGGTAACTAAATGAAACATATAAAATTTGACCTCTATAAGCTTCTATAGTATCTCTATTGATTTGATTTAATGCTTGACTAGGATTATAAATATCGTACTCAATAGGTTCTACTTTTCTGTCACTCCAATCTTTAGAAACTTTAAGCTTAGAAATGTAACCGTTATTGTCTTCTTGAGCCTTTCTAACCCATTCAAAAGGAATAACTTTAAAACTAGTTTTTTCCCCTAATGCGTTATATCCTACGTGTATTGCAAACCCATTATAATAGGATGCGTCTACCGTAGTTTTTCTTAGTAATTTGTTAGGTGTATCACCGTCTCTATTTATATAAAAACCATTGTTATCAAATCCTTTACCGTAAAGGAATGAGCTAACTAAATTAGCGCAGGACTTTGCAGTTACTGAGCTATTTATTAATTTTTTTATATTAGTAGGGTAATCATTATCTACTCCAAAGTTAAAAATATCCTTACGTCTATTAAATTCTTTTGGCGTAGTGTCGTCTATTGTTATGAAATTTGAGGATGCCATAATTTTATTGTTTTTTAGTTATTTAATTAGTTTTTCTTTACCTTTTTTTTGCTTGGTTTTTTAACCTTTACTGGCTTAACTAATTCTTTACTCTTTACTTCTTTTACAATTTCTTTTTTACCGTTTAATAATTCATCTAAATTATTAGGGTACTTAGAAAATTGGTTTAATCTATTAATATTAACTTTTAAGTAGGCTATTGCCACTTCGTCCGTTAACGTGTTATTTGTATGCACTGCTGTAGAACTAAATTCTCTAATGCTAGATACTTTTAACTTGAAATTACATTTTATTTCTTCCATTTTAAATTCGTGTTTTAAATGTACACTTAATTCTACAAATTGCGTATGTATACAAGAACCGCAACTAACTTTTAACTGTTTGTTAAACGTAGAAAAATAAAGAGATGCCAATTCTTTAATTAGATTAGCATCTCTTTTAATTATATTGATATCTTTATTAAGAATCAAATTATTATACTGTAGGTGTTTGAAGTGCCAATACTGCAGCTTCCGTAGTAGCTAAATCAGTGATGAAAAACGCATAAGGAAACTGATTATTTTCGTAACCGTCTTTATTACCTAATGTAAATGGTAAACCACCATTCTCGTTAGCATCAAAAACCGATTCCGTCATACTCATCCCAACTTCGTAACCTAATACTTTAAAAGCTGTTGAGCCTGTACCGTCAGCACCTTCGTATTTAGTTCTAACAATAGCACAAATCTCTGCGCCGTTAGTGTAAGCTTGAAGCTCTACTAAATTAGCGGGGTTTAAGTCTGCTATATATCCGCTTAAAGTATGGTTCCAAGCGTCAAATGTATCGTCTTTAGAAACGAATGTTGCTTGTGCATTTAATAGATTTTTTACACCATCCATTAAGTAAGCTCTTTTTACTCCTGACTTTAATGTCATTCCTTCGATTGTTACACCGTCAGCATTAAAAACTGTTGCCCCTCTATCAATGTCGGCTCTATTCATAATAGTAACCGATTGAACCAGTCCCTTTACTGGGACTGAAGTACAATCAATAGAAAAACTTGCTGCTATATCTTTATTACAACTCATAGTTTATCTTTTTTATTTGTTAATTAATATGCTACCATTACAGCCTCATCTAATGCTACTTTAGCATCTATTTTAATTTCTTCTCTAACAATGTTTTTCATTGTGTCTTCAGAATAGTGAGAAGTAAAAGAAGATAGTGCTGCTTCGCTTTCTGTACCAATCAAAAGATTATCTCTTGAAGTCATAACAGCTCTGTGAGGTAAATCATAAGTTGTACCGTTATCAAAATAAGATTTGATATTTCTATCCCAGTCTTTTCTTTCGATAATTGTAACACCATACTGAGCCAATGTAATACTTCTGAAATCCATTCCTTCTACTGCTGTAGCTGTATCAAAAGAATTATCTACTAACCATTTGAAATAGTTATTAAATAGTGACCTAGTACACATTATAACAGCATCGTTTGGTACATCTTCAGATGCCCCTAAAATCATTCCTTCAAAAGTTAATTTAGCTGTATCTGCTGCTAAGTTTAACTGTGCTGCTTTAGACGCTTCTCCGTTTTCAGAAATAGCTACCAATTGTTCAGCATTAGCCGTTCCGATTGCAATGAATTGAGACCAAAGTCCGTCTATTGCGTTCATTCTAGCGACTCCTGTAGCTCCTAAAGCCGTTGTAATCTTACCACCGCCAGAAACTAAAGCTGCTGAAGTGTCAGCAAAATCTGCAACTCTTACGATTGCTTTTTTAACAGCATCTTCAATAAGGTAAATCAAATAGTTTAATTCTCCTGAGTTTGTCAAGTCATACTTTTCAACTAAGTTTGAATTTCTAGACTGCCAAAAGTGAAATTTACTCTCAGTGTCATCTTTACAAAGTCTCTGCTCTTGTTGAAGAGTTTTAGGAGTCCAAGTTTTTTCAGTTACTACTACAGCTCCTCCTTCTGGAAACTCACAGTTAGCACTTTTAGTTTGCATAATATCTGACAACAAACCAATAATAGGAATATGCTTGTCAAATGTAATGTTTGGTACTAAAGAATAAAGCTCTTGAATAGTCTTATCTTCTCTAATTTGTTTGAAGATTAACTCACTAACTTCGTTAGCTTCTTCAGGAGTTCTAGCACTCATAGCGCTAATGTTAAATACTGCCATTGTTTTTGTTTTTATTTGTTTTTTGTTTGTTTAATTTTATTTTTTTACCCTACTTATTGTAAAGTCTTCTTTAACCTCAACTTTAGAGTCATTAAAATCTACTGAAGCATTAGCGCTCAAGCTAGTTACTCTTTCTATTGACTTTTCTAGTAGTTCGCTAGTTTCTGTTAATGTAGCATTGATAGTAACTAATTCTTCATCCTTAGAAGCTAATTTAGTTTCGTTCTCTAATTTAAAAGCCTCAAATGATGCAGAAAGATTAGACACTTCTAATTTCATCGCTTCAAGTTCTGTGCTTTCAGTATTTTCTACTACTTCGATTACCTCCTCTTCAGATTGTGTAACCTCTGAAACTTTACCGTCTAAAACAGTAACCACATAACCGTCTTGAGTTGTATAGCTTCCATTTTCAGGTTTTGAACCCTCTACAGTCCAAGAATCGCCAACCTCAGGCTTTGACACCTCAGAACTAGAATCTATTACAGTTCCATCTTCTAATGTTACCAAAACGTTAACAATTTCTACTGTTTCGCTTACTTCTTTAGTAAGTCCTAATACTTTTTTTGCGTCTTCTATTAATCCCATATTTTCTATATTTATTGTGGCAACTATTTGCCTTTTTTCTCTAATTTGAGTAGCAAATCCTATGCTAATCATTTCGTCATTTGTAATATATCTATCTTCAGCTAATAAATCAAAAGAAGCTTGATAATCTAGATTAGTCCTATCTGCGTAAAATTGTGCAAATTCCTTTTCTTTAGTGTCAACATATAAACCCGCTTGTAATAAATCTACACTAGACCCTGTGAAATTTGAAGCAAATGGAAGGTGAGGTCTAAACTCATCGTTATCGTAATAAATACGCTCTTGGCCTACCATAAACAAGTAAGTACCCATTGAAGCTACTAAACCGTCTGTTACTGTAGTCAAGGTTATACCGTCTTCTTTTAAGCTTTCTAGAAATGCAAACATTTTTGCGCCTTCGGTAATATCACCGCCTACTGAGTTTATGTTTACATTAAAAGAAGTAGCTTCTGACTGTTTAGAATATTGTTTTTTAATTGCTACAAGTGAGGTGTACCCGAATGCCTCGGCCTTTTCTGAGTCACTACCTATTATTGTACCGTGTATAAATAAATTTCCAATCATACTGCGAATATAAGCCAAAGATAGCGTATTTGTTTACGGAGGTTTACGAAAGTTTTTTAAATTAAATTAGGTTATTAAAAATATATGTTTTACTTTTGATTTCAACAATACATAAAAACAATGATAGTACAATTATCAGTAATAGTATTTATTACTCAATTTGTTTTTATATTCTGCAGAACGTGGAATGTAAAAAGTATAGCAAAAAACAATATAAAACAAGTGTTACTGTCTGGGTCATTTGTTCACTTTACTTGGTTAATATCAATCTCTATTAATACTATATCAATGGCGAAAATGATTACAGAATTTAAAACAGAATACTTGCCTGTTATATTTTCATCCTTAATAGGAGGCTTATTAGGTTCTTATTTATCAATGAAAATTAAACAAAAAGAATCTAACACTTTATAATATTTATTATTTCTCTTGTTCTAGTTTCTGAATAAGAGAACTTTGTAGCTGTGTTAGTGACGCATTGCATCTTAGAGGGCTCAATAGTTAATTGATGCTTGTAGAACTCATATAAATCAGTCCAATTAGCATAATTATAAGATATAATGCCACTACTAATACAAGAATCAAATAACCCTTGTTCTTTTAACTTGTTTATTAAATTATATTTTACCATTTTTTCAAAGGACAATTTTCGTTAATACTTCTTACTTTCATAGCTAAAGGACAATTACACTTACCGCACACAGTAGCGCTTATTTCTTCTAAGTCATCTTTGACCCATCCAAAAACTTTGCTTTCTTTTTTCTCTGGGCACTCTAAACAATGTTTAACACGTTCCTTCGCTATTTCTTCTACTTCACTGTTGTCAGTAAAGTAGTGTTTCCAACCGTTTATAATTTTAGATAGTTGCATCTGTTACTTTTATGTTTAAATCGTCTAATCCTCTTGCTACGTCTTTTACGTCTACAATATACGTAATATTTTCTTGACTTTGAGAATTATTATTTATATTAGAATTATTAATAACGTTGTTATTTATTGCTCCCGTTTGAGACGCTCCTGTAAATGTAGTTCCGTCCGCATAACCTTTAACAGCGTATTTAATAGCATCAAATCCTAAAAGGTTGTTTAGTCTACCTTGTTGCTTATTATTTAGGATAGCCTCACCCGTTTTAATAGTAGCAAGCATATTATCTCCGTTTGCTAGTGGGCTAATGTTACCTTGTCCCGTTATCATTCCTGTATGGTTGCTATAATCTGCAAATCCTAAAGGTCCTGTACTTTCGGAACCTTCTGCAAATCCTTGTACCTTTGCTAAATTTGCTAGACCTCCTGCTACTGCTATTCCTGCAGCTATTGCCCCTCTTATTGGTGAAGTTGGGTCTCCTACAATTAATTGAGAAGAGTAAGCTTTTTGCGCGGCTATATAAGTATCTATACCCACTTGAGCTACAGCAAAAGCTTTATAAGCTGCTGACTCCTCATTCAATAGTCCTTTTATTGCTCCTAACGAATCACTAGCCAACTCTAGTTTTTGTTGCTCTATAGTTTGTTTTATTCTTTGCTTTCTGTTCTCCTCTGCTATAGACTGGTCAGTGTATTTTTTTTCTATTTCTGCTATCTTTTCGGCTTGCTCTATAGCTAAAGCTGTTTCTAGTTCTGCGTTATTAACTGCTAATAAAAACTTTTCTTCATAACTTAATACAAGTTCCGCAATTTCATTTTCTTGGTCGGTACTTCTTAAAGCTTGTAATAGCTTAAATTGATTATCTACACTTTCAAAATATTTTTCTTGTTCTGCTATTTTATCTTCTGTTATTTTAACATTTATTAATCTTGATGCTTCTATTTCTTGTTGGTCATAAAGATTTTTTAAATTAACCTTTTGGTCGTTAGTTAATTTTTCATTTGCTAAAGTGTCCTCTCTTAATACGTCATATTTATTTTTATTAATTGCTAACTCCTTTTCTCCTGCGTCTTTAATTAAAGACAAATTAAAAGTTATATTTTGCCTAGTAATATCAAGGGTATTGTCGCTAATTTCTTTAGCTCTTTTTATTGCATCCGCCGTTCCTTTGTCCGCTTCTGCTTTTCTTTTTTCTTCTGCTTCCTCTGCTTTTTCTGCTGACCTAGATATTGCGTTAGTTTCAATCTTACTTACAGCGTCTAATCTAGCTTGAGCTGTTTTAATTTCGTTATCTAATCTAGTGTCATTAAAAATTCCTTCAGATGTTAGAACCGATTTAGATTTTCCCAATATAAAAGCTCTTTGAGAATTTAGGCGTTCTTTAAAATCTAAAGCCCTAAAAGCCTTGGCTCTATTAAGATTATTTTGCTCTTGTTTTATAGCCTCCGCACTTGCTTGCTCTCTTGTTTTTCCTTCTTTAATTCCTGCAGTAACAAGGTCGTTATATAAAGCTTTAGACTCTTCTACTGATTTTTTTAAGGCACTATTAGACCCTCCAGGGTTAAACAATTCTTGCACCTTTTCTATAGCAATATTCAAGCCGCCTAATACACCACTTAAGAAACTACTCCAAGCGGGGCCTAAATTATTGGCAATAGCTTCTTTTGCGTTAGCTATTTCTGCGTTCCATTTAGATTGACTATTTGCAGCCTCATCTAATATACCTCCTGCCTCTGCAATCTCACTCTTTGCAATAGTTGCCACAGCCTCAACAAAATTAGGGGTAAGTTTTAATTGGTCATTTAATTGTTTTGCACTAATACCTAAGTTATCAATTCTTAATTTTGACTCTTTAGATAGCCCTTCTACTAAAGATTGTTTTAATTTATCTACACTAACACCCGTTTGAGTAGCTCTAACTGCTAAAAACTCAAATAAAGTATCTGTTTCAGCTAGGCTAATATTAAAGTTATCAAACTCAACTAGAGAACGCTTAATATCTAAGTTAGATAAAGTCCCTCTAGTTGCCGCCTTAACTCTATCAAAAGCATCCACACCTTCGTCTCCTAACTTCTCAAAAGCAAATTGAACACCTCTAGACTCTTGAGACAAAGTAATTAATTCTTTTCCTAGACTAACAAGTTGAGTAATAGCAAAAGTAATTCCTAAAGCTCCAAATACTTTTTTTAATCCGTTTAAGGATTGAGTATAATTACCTACATTAGCCTGACTATTACCAATTGTTTTAGATAAATCTTTGTATTCTTTATCTTGTTTTTGTATTACGGCAACTAATTGTTTACCTGCTACAGTGTTTTCTCTCTCGTGTTTAGTTAGTGACCTATAAGCATCTCTATTTATGTTTAAAGCATTTCTTAAAGAATTAATTGAGCCGTTAGTTTTGGTTACTATCTTTTGGTTAGCTTTTTGTTCTTTAGTTTGGTCCTTAAGAATTTTAGTGTATTTTCTACTATCTTCTTGTAAAGATTTTATTTGAGCTTCATTCTTTACGTATTCTTTAGTTTGTTTATCTGTCGCCGTTGTTAATCCTTCCGTTTCTTTTTTTAGTGTTTTTTGTTCTAACTTTAATTTAGCTATAGACTGAGTTAATTCTGCATTCGCTTTAATAGCGCTTGAATTATCAATATCAGTTTTTAGCAATATTACTCTTTCTTCTGTAGCCATGTTGTTTTAGTTTATTTTAATTAGTTCCCATTGATTTAATCCACCTTTTAAAGTTGTAATATTATTCACTACAAAGTTACTACCTAGTTCTCTTATATAAACCTTCTCTTTAAAGTTATATTCGTTTATTATATGCAGCGGTACATTCATTATAACCGTATATTTTTCATATCTATTAAGCACATTATCTCTTAAGTTATTAAATTGAGTGTCTATTAATGTACTCCAATCTAAACCGCCAAAAGTTAAGAAGCTTTGGTCACTTATTACGTTTCCTGTGTTTCCTGCTTTGTCAATATAACTTACAGTCACAGGGTTCGTTACTTCAGTTTCTACTCTTATAACCTGGTTAAATCTGTCACCTATGTTAGTCGGCTTAGCATTAATACTTTTACTATCGTAGGCAGTAACAGAAGTTAATAAAGCGTCAACAGCCCCTAGAGTTAACGGCGTGTAGTTTGAAGACGCTGTAAGTTCACTTTCTATTATTTTTTTATCTTCATTAGTATTATTGGCTACTAGTATTCCATCAGATTTAACAAAGCTTACATCCTTTTCTATGTATTTATAAGTAAACTTGTTATTCTTACCGTAAGAACTCTTAAAAATACGCTTCTTAGTCTCGTCATAGTACTTACTAAAGTCATTTATTACTCCTTCATTACCATATACTGTATTCAAACTATATAATTCTATTTCTTTACTTATAGAATTAACATTAATTCCTAAATTAAACGTTTGCATAATGTTCCTTACAAAATCAGTTTGGTTG